AAGAGATTGTCCTCTGGATTCGGTGAGAGCGTAGTACTAAACCAGAAAAACTTATCCTGCTCAACATATGCCTATCCAGAAGTTTCGTACGTTAGCCCCAATAACGGAAGCAGAGAATTCGAGAACTGGTCAAAAGAAAACTACGACTACATGACAGCAAGTCATCCAAACATTAACGGATTCAAGCCCGACCCAACAGGAAGTTCAAACGCATACTTGTCTATCTCAAACCTTGCTGATTTTTCTGGAATTCAAATGTTTGCGGTATCTGGAATGGCAATTATAAACAGCCTTGATGACGGCAATCAGATAATGTCTTTGGTGAGCAGAGAAACTCTGGGAAAGATAACGGTTTCAATTAAAGATATTGATGGAGATAAGGCTCTTGTGTATTCTGTGGAAAACGCAGATGGTGTATATGATGTAGCCTCAGTAGACATAGACGCACAATTTTCTGGACAAGATGAGTTTGTGTTCGGGTTTACTCTTGAAGACTTCTGCACTTATGTCGAGTCTCTATCCGTGGATATTTACGAATCAGCCATCTCCTTATCAATGTCAGAATTCCGAAACCCAGGAGACCTCTCACTGTATATTGGAGCAGACGACGACACAGATACTTCCATCGATGCCATTTTTACAAAATTTGCAATAATGACCGAAAACGATTTCTACAGACTTATTGACGAAGACGAAAACGTAGAGGCTGGAATTGAAAATTCAATATTTAATTATACTGGAGAGCAATATCTAGACCTGGATACGTTTAGAGACTTTAACCCCATTTACGAAATCAGGGCATCTCTTCACTATCCAGAAAACTTTATTGGCATTGGAAGTTACAGCTACTGGTCAGACTCAATACCACTTTCGTCAATGATGAGTCAGGTTTCTAACTCTGGAGAAATAGTTAGCGATCTAGATTTTATACAAATCAACGTGGGGTATCCTTCAAATATAAATTCCAAAATTTTTAAGTCATACATTTGCTTTCAGTACGCCACAGGTTTCGATGCCAACGTTCAAAGCTTAAGACAGAGACAGACAATAGCTCCAGCCGAAAGCCTGGTGGTTGACCCAGGGAGTAGTTGGAGTAGCAAAAAATATGAGATCAAGGATGGCTCAATCGTATATGTTCCACTCGATGAGGGAGAAAACACGCCAGAAGGAATCGAAGGACCCTTCGATCTCTCAAACATCATTGCTACAATCCTCCTTGAATTCAGAGTTGACTCACAAACCTCTCAGCCCATAAGCATATCGTCTATTCAGATCGCACCTGTAAGTATAGATTACGATACGCCACACAAGGTGGGCACAAAATACGCTGGTGAAGATATTTTCCCATCACTTCTGAATGACGGAGAGGACATTTCAAAATCAAAGACCCCTTACAGGATATATAGAGGTTCGGAAGAGTATCTGTATCTGACCTCAAAATCTGGAATAGAGCTTTGCTACGACAATGATGCACAAAGAAATCTCTACATAGATATAAACAAGACTTTGCAGACATCTTTTAATATTAGCTCAATACAATTCGCATTTAGCCACAGAGGATATTTCTCTGAAACAGAAGAGTTGGCGTTTCAAATAGTTTCCGATACTCAAACAATAGACTTCTACATACAGTCTACAAACAGCGACAACACTAGAGCCATAATGTTTGCAAAGGTAGGAAGCCAATATTTTAATGATTTAAAATACTACATAAATGGTATAGAGGTAAGAAGTCCAGTTCTAAAGCGAGGAGAGTGGAATATGCTGGGCATGTCATTTTCTCCAGCACTATCCTTTCCTTCAATTGCTGGCAAGTTCAGGATTTTCTCAAAAGTTCTACTAAACAACTTCTCCTATTACCAGATATCCGACGACCTCATCAACCAGTATCAGGTATTCAAGGTGTGGGCAGACATTGAAGATTTCCAGTGGGCGTATTGGGAATCAAACACAGAAGCTCTCCCAAATACCTGGGGATCTTTAAAGACAACATCCGAAAGCTCTGCAATATCTATTGATGCTGTAGACATTTACAAGATTTTTGTCGGAACTAACAAGATTATCTCGGACTCAAGGTCTGACGACCTGTCTTTTGCCATACCATATTACCAATACTCAATATATAACAATGTTTTTAGTAAAACCTATGTCAAAAAACCTGTATAGTATGCTATAATATGGTTATGAATAAGAACATTGGACAGGTTATGAAGGGTCAGATTGGTAAAACCAAGATCCAGGTGGTCGAAGAGCCATTCTCAAATGCAGGTATTTACGTATGGAAGCTCCCTAGTGGAAAGTATTTCACAGATGGAGAAGGCAATGCTTTAAACATTGAGTCAATGCGTAACGACCAGGCAAAAATTAAAGAGCTAACAGAAGCAGCAGCATACTATGGTCAGCCAGAAGGCTCTGCAGAGTTCTTTCCGAATGTTCGTAAGATTTCAGATGAAGAGCACAGTGAGCAAATCGACAGAATGAAGCAGGGCTTGATTCCATCTGCAAACGACCTTGGAGCTTTAATCGCTGCAAAGAATACATTTAATTTATATGGAAGTGACGAATAATGTCAGAAATTACAAGACTGGAAATTCCAGTAAAGTGGGACAACGCAATAGAGGCTGAAAACCTTTTTGCAAACTCAGACCCATTCAAAAAGTCCTGGGACGAACTAAAGAACCTAGATGGACTAGACACAAATTTTAAGCGTCGTGCTACAAGACTTGTAAAAGCAGAATACTCAGATGCATACATGGATTCTGCAAATGCTATCCAAAGCGGTACTGGAGATGCAAAGTCAAAGGCTATTAACCCAGGTGTAGTATACAGAAACGCCTACGGACTATTTGACGTTATCACACCACCATACGACCTATACGAACTATCTAGTTACTACGACACATCCTTTGCGAACCACGCAGCTATTGATGCCAAGGTAGAGAATATCGTTGGTCTTGGATACGACTTCGTTGTATCTGACAAGACAATGCTAAAGCTAGAGGCATCCGACAATCCAGAGGCAGTTGGTCGTGCTCGTAAGAGAATTGAAAGACTAAAGATCCAGCTTCGTGACTGGCTAGAAAACCTAAATCAAGATGAAAGTTTTACTAGCATCATGGAAAAGGTTGACACAGATTTCTATGCAACAGGAAACGCCTACATTGAAATCGGTAGAACTGTAAGCGGAGAGATTGGATATGTTGGACACATTCCATCTACCACAATGCGTGTTCGTCGTCTGCACGACGGCTTTGTTCAGATTGTTGGAAACAAGGTAACTTACTTCCGCAACTTTGGTGCTACAAACCAGAACCCGATCACAACCGATGGTCGCCCTAACGAGATTATTCACATCAAGGAATACTCTCCACTAAACACTTTCTACGGCGTTCCAGATGTGATCGCCGCCATGCCTTCGCTACTTGGTGACATGCTTGCATCTCAATACAACATCGACTACTTCCAGAACAAGGCAGTTCCTCGCTACGTTGTAACTCTAAAGGGAGCACAGCTTTCAACAGAGTCCGAAGACAGATTGTTTAGATTCCTTCAGACTGGTCTTAAGGGGCAGAACCACAGAACACTATACATTCCTCTCCCAGGAGACTCAGACACAAACAAGGTTGACTTCAAAATGGAAGCGATTGAAAGTGGTGTTCAGGAGGGTTCGTTCTCTGCATATCGCAAGCAGAACCGTGACGACATTCTAGTTGCACACCAGGTTCCTTTATCAAAGCTTGGTGGCTCAGAGTCTTCCGCTATCGCAGCATCTCTTGCACAGGACCGCACCTTCAAGGAGCAGGTAGCAAGACCAGCACAGCGTAACCTAGAAAAGATTCTTAACAAGATCATTCGTGAGAAGACAGACATCCTTGAATTCAAGTTCAACGAATTAACTCTTACAGACGAAGTTGCACAATCACAGATTCTTGAAAGACTTGTCCGCAACAAGATTATGGTTCCTAACGAAGCTCGTGAAGTTCTAAACCTTCCCCAAATGGAGGGCGGAGATGAGCCTGTAGAACTTACAGCAAGAGGTGCAGCAGATGCCGCAGCCAACACTCGCCAGGGTAGAAACAGAGATGCAGAAAGAACTGCCAACAACTCTGACAGCACATCAACTACATCTGGAAGAAATCCGAAAGGCGAAGGTCGATCTTCTCAATAAATTGTGTTATAATAAATGATAATACAAACTTTATAAAAAGGGTCTATAATTAAACTATCATGACTATTCAAAAAGCTCATTTCAGCACCGACGGCGATAACGTACGTTTAGGTATGCCTTTCGCAAAGGTCGATAAAGAACGCAGAATCGTATCTGGTTTTGCCACGCTTGATAACATTGACAAGCAGAACGATATCGTTACACCAGAAGCATCTCTAAAGGCTTTCGAGAAATTCCGTGGCAACATCCGTGAAATGCACCAGCCAATTGCTGTTGGCAAGATGGTTGCATTCAAGCAAGACAAATACTTTGACCCAGACACCAAGAAATTCTACTCAGGCGTTTACGTCTCAACATACATTTCAAAGGGTGCTCAGGACGCATGGGAAAAGGTTCTGGATGGAACCTACTCAGGCTTTTCCATTGGCGGTAGAATGAACAAGTGGGACGATGCCTACGACGAGAAGATGGATAAGCCAATTCGTATCATTAAGGACTATGACCTAATGGAGCTATCACTAGTAGACACCCCAGCCAACCAATTTGCAAGCATTCTATCTGTTGAAAAGAATGCCACAAACAACATGTCAAGCGTAGAAATCGAAAACGTATTCTACGATAAGGATTCTGGACTAGTTCTTCTTTCGAAGAATGAAACAGAAATTGCACCAACCAATGGTAATGCTATGCAGAACATTGGATTTGTCGAAAAGTCAGATGATGACAAGATCGACATGATTAAGTTCTTAGTGGATAGTGCTAAAGGCATTAACGTATCTAAGATGAACAAGGAGGATAACATGACAGAAAATAATAATGAAGTTGCTACCGAAGAAGTAGCAGCAGAGGCTGTTGAGATCGCTCCAGAGGCAGATGCTGTTGTCGAAGCACCAGTTGAGAATGTAGAAAAGGCAGCAATGCCAGAAGTCGAAATCTCAGTTGAAAGCGAAGATGAAGAAGAAGAGTCTTCAGAAGAAGATGAGGCAAAGAAGTCAGACGAGGTTTCAGCTACGGCTGTTACTGACTTGAAGGATGCCGTTACATCAGCCTTTAGCGAAATCACCGCAATGGTTAAGTCACTAGCTGACGAAATCAATGCACTGAAGAAGTCACATGAACTGACAGAGGCAAAAATTGCCGATGCAGAGAGAGACTTCTCAAATCTTGGAAAGTCAGTAGATGCAGTTGTTGCAGACACCGCTTTCCGTAAGTCTGGCGATCTCGGTGAGATCGTTCAGGAACCAGCAATGGTTGAAAAATCAGTATGGGGTGGACGTTTCCTCACAACATCCGACCTACTAAAATAGGCAAAGACAAAATAAAAAATTCATGGAGGTGAACAATATGTCAGAAGAAATTCAGAAAAATAACCCAGGTGGTAGCTACCCAAACTCAGAAGGTAGTGCCTACTCTGGTGGTATTGGTGGTGTAACAGACCCTGGCTTTCCATTCCTAGGAGAAACTACTGGGGATGCAAATCTAGGTCTAACAACTGGTGCAAACGCAGTTAACCCATCTTATACCGAAAACCCACGTTACGAAGGTGCTGGTATCCTACGTCCTGAACAAGCTCGTCGTTTTATCGACTATGTTTGGGATGCAACTACTCTCGCCAATGACGGTCGCCGTGTAACTATGCGAGCAAACACTATGGAACTTGAAAAAGTAAACGTAGGTGAGCGTGTTGTACGTGCTGCAAACCAAGGTGATGCTTCATTCACCAACGCTGGTGCGACATTCTCGAAGGTTGAGCTTACTACAAAGAAGCTACGCCTTGACTGGGAAGTCTCAGCAGAAGCACTAGAGGACAATATTGAGGGAGGTGCTCTTGAGGACCACTTGGTACGTCTTATGACTACCGCATTTGGTAACGACATCGAAGATCTAGCGATCAACGGTGCCGCTGGCTCAAGCGACGCATTCCTAGGTATTATGCCTGGATTCATCGACAAGGTTGAAAACGACGACTTCGCTCACGAAGCTGTTGTTGATGCTGGTGCCGATTGGACCACAGCGGACATGCAGAAGCTAATCCTAGCTTTGCCACGCCGCTACCGTGCACTACAGACAGGACTAAAGTTCTACGCTGGAACCGATACCTTTGCAAACATTGTAAAGAACAACGGTACAGTTTGGGACTCGATTGGTTCGACTGAAGCTGCTCGTGGTTCGTACCTAGGAGGAATTGACCAGACCGTTGGTGGTGCTCGTCAGACTCGTGTACTAGGTATTCCAGTGCTTGAAGTTCCTTACTACCCAGCAGACTATGTAGATCTTACATTCCCTGCTAACCGTATCTGGGGCTTCCAGCGTGATATCACAGTAAACCGTTTCTACGTTCCAAAGAAGGACACAATTGAGTACACAGTATTCGTCCGCTTTGGTATCAACTGGGAAGAGCAAGACGCTATCGCTTGGGCAACCAAGTCAGCTTCGTAATCTTCTAAGAAGAAACTCCGTGAGGGGGCAGGACCAGTTCCTGCCCTCTTACTTTTTAATTATGATGTATAATAAGACAAGGAGGAAATTATGTTTAATGATAAAGATTTTCAAGGCGTTGTAGAAGACGTTGTAATCCCTACCGAAGAAATCGTGGTAGAGGAAGCTGCTGAAGAAGCAGAGATTGTAGAGGCTCTAGTAGTAGAAGAGCCCAAGAAGGCAGTAAAGAAAAAGGAAGAGGTCAAGACAATCGAAAAGATTGCCGTGTTCTCTACCAGATCTGTGAACTGGGAAGGTGTGGGTAGCGTAAAAAGAGGCTACAACATTCTGCCACAGGAACAAGCAGATAAGTGGCTAAAGAGGTCTCACGTGAGACTCGCCACTCCAGAAGAAGTAAAAGAGGCTTTTAACGGCTAATGGAGATATTAAGGGTTCCACCATATCCAATTACTACCTCTTGGGACGTACCAGAGGCTAGTCACACATATCTAATATATGTGGAGGATGTGGTGGACCACTCTATTGAAACAACCGAGGTTGAGTCGTCTGCGGACTCCAAGATTGAATACATCTTGCCAAGAACAAAGGTGCAGTTTGACAGAGACTTTGTTTTCCGTGTATACGATACAGACATTCTGGGGGAAATCGTAATTGACTCAAACCTAACAGTTTATCGTCCATACGTAGACCCAGCACTTCTGGGAACAACTGCGTCAGAGATTGCAGAATACAAAAGGCTAGAAATTATTGCAAGAGCAATGATCGATGCTTATATTGGCAATGATTCTGCAACTGGCGAGGGATTCTATAATCATAAGCAAGTGATCATGCAAGTGGGTCAGGGAACAGACTACTTCCCAATTTGGCACAATGCAAAGAGAGTCTTAAGAGCATACGAAAATAACGTT